TTGTATAATGCTCAATTCTTTTTAAATATTACTTTCTCAGGATCTACTACTTCGGTAATTAAAGTATTTAAAGATGGTGCATTGTTTACTAGTGTTTCAGCTACGGGTAGTACTGCTAGTTTTGTTATTAATCAAACTATGGGTATAGGGAATTATTATTTTGAAGTACAGACCTCTAGCTCAGTAACTTATACTTATACCTATAATGCTAAGAGATATGCTTATAGTTCTAGTGGTGGAACTACTGAGATAACGTTTATTACGGGTAGTGGATCGAGTTCTGCTATACCTAATATAGATCTTACTAATACTGCTCCTGATATTAAGGTCTCAGACTTCTTTAGTGGGGTTTTAAAAATGTTTAACCTAACAGCGTATAGCGTAGATGGAGTTAACTTTACTTTAGAGCAGTTAGAGAATTGGTATTATCTAGGTACTATTAGAGATTACTCAGGATATACTACTACGGATATGATATTTGATAGAGTTAAGCCTTATAAAAAAATAGACTTTAGTTATCAAAAATCAGATAGTCTAATGAATAGAGGATTTTTTGATTTATTTAATAGAGAGTATGGTAATTTAAATTATGGATTCCCTAATAACGATGGACAGGATTATGTGGTTAATCTACCATTTGAAAATATGTTATTTCAAAAAACTCCTTTGAATGTAGGATATGCTTTGAAACCTGATTATGTACCTTATAAGCCTAAGCCTATAGTTATGTATTATAATGGGTTATATAGTAGAAATTATTATTTTAATGATGGATCTACTACAGCTAATCTACTTAACGTTAATTTGTTCTGTAGTGATATGGAGGATACATCAGATAATAACGAAAAAAATACTTTGAATTGGGGAGTAGAAAATTCTAATATTTATAACGTAGCTATAGATAATACTTTATTTGCTAATTATTACTTAGCGTATTTAAATAATTTGTATAGCTTAAAATCTAGGCTAGTAAAGGTTAAGATGAGATTACCTTATTTAGAGATGCTAAATTTAAAGTTAAATGATAGGATAGTAATTAGAGATAAGAGATATATTATTAATCAGTACACTACAGATCTAACTACTTTTGAGACTGATATGGAATTGATACAGGATTTTAGGAGTGTGGTTTATAATAATAGTACTTTGAGAATTACGGACCGATTAGAGAAAGAAATAAAAATACCTACCACTACTACAACTGATTTAAATTGGACTGTAGATTATGATCCGGATGGATTAATAACAGGGTTATTTGATAATGAAACTGATATTACTATCCAGGTTAAAGCTAATGTTAGTGGATTGCAGAGAAATGCGGGGATAGTTAGTGATCAGGGAGATACAATAATAATAATACAGGATGCTTAGATTTATATTAGATGCGTTACAATACGCAGAGTACGGACAGAATGAGTATATAGATATCGCTAAGGGTAAATATAGAAAGGCTACTAGTTGGAATGAATTTAAAAGAGATTTAAAAGAGATAGTAAATGGCAATAACTAAGACTATAGAAATAGAGGTTAACTCTTCACAGGCTAATCAGAGTATAGATAGCTTAACCAATTCCTTAAATAAGAATGAGGAAGTAGTTAAGTCTTTAAAGCAGCAATATAAAGAGGCTGCATTAGAGGTACAAAGATTAGGAGATCAGTATGGAGTAACTTCTAAAGAGGCTACTGAGGCAGCAAAGAGAGCAGCAGATTTAAAAGATAGGATAGAGGATAGTAATGATGCTATCGCTGCTTTTAAGGGAGAGGGTGCTTTTAATGCTACAGCTAAGGCAGTTGGTGCGGTTGCTAGTGGTTTTAGTGCTGTACAGGGAGCGTTGGCTTTAGCGGGTGCTCAGTCTGAGGAGTTTGAGAAAACGATGGTACGATTACAGGGTGCTATGGCTTTGGCTCAGGGATTACAAGGACTAGAGGACTTAGGTCGTAGCTTTCAACAGTTAAAGGTTGTAGCGGTTAATGCGTTTAATGGTATTAAAGCAGCTATTGGATCTACAGGTATAGGTCTTTTATTAATTGCTTTAGGTGCTGTAGTTACTTATTGGGATGATATTAAGAGTGCTGTTAGTGGTGTTAGTGAGGAGCAAAAGAAATTAAATGCTGATTCTGAAAATAACCTTAATATCCAAAAGGGAAAATTAGATAGCCTTTCATTACAAGAAAACTCATTAAGATTACAGGGTAAGTCGGAGAAAGATATTTTAAAAATGAAAGTATCTCAGACTGATCAGATCATTAAAGCAGCAGAGATACAATTAGAAAATAGTATTGCAACTTCTAAGGCTCAAACTGAGGCAGCTAAAAGAAACCAGGATATATTAGCCGGTGTTTTAAAGTTCCTTTCGTTACCATTAACAATGATCTTAAAGACCGTTGATGCTGTAGGTGCTGCATTAGGTAAGGATTTCGGATTAGAAGATAAGGTATTTAAAGGATTATCCTCATTTGTTTTCGATCCAAAAGAAACAGCAGCAGAGGGAGCTAAAGTTATAGCAGAGCAAAGAAAAGCATTAGCGGTATTAAAGTCGCAAAAAGATGCTAATTTATTAGCTATTCAGAATATAGATAAAACAGCCTCAGATAAAGCGGCAGCGGATGCTAAAGCTAAAAGCGATAAGGCTAAGGCAGATGCTGAGAAAGCTATGGATGCCCAGTTAAATGATCTTAATAAACAAAGTGAGATATTAGCTAAGGGTAGAGATATAGCTAAAGCAAATAATGAGAATCTATTAAGTGATCTTAAAGATTTTGGAGCTAAGAAAACTGCTGAGATAGTAAAGAGTACAGATGAGCAGATAGCAGCAGAGGCGGCAGCAGCAGCTAAAAAAGAAGAGATAGCTAAATTAGAGGCTGAGAATAAATTAAAATTATTAGATGCAGTTTCCTCAGGTTTAAAAATGGCATCGGAAGAGTTAGGAGAAAGTACAGCAGCCGGTAAAATTGCAGCCGTAGCAGCAGCTACAATATCTACTTATACAGCTATAGCAGGTCAGTTAGCTGCATTCTCTACTAAAGCTATTCCTGGATATGCTATTGCTCAGGCTATTGTTACAGGTGCTTTTGGTTTGTTACAAGTTAAGAAAATATTAGCTGTTAAAACTCCTAAGGGTAAGGGATCAGCAGGAGGGGCTCCTAGTATTGGAGGCGGTGGATCAGGTGGTACAGCTCCGGCAGCAGCTCCTAGTTTTAATATTATAGGCAATAGTGGTGTTAATCAAATAGCTCAAACATTAGGGCAGCAGCAACCCGTACAGGCTTTCGTAGTCGCTAGTCAGGTTACTACTCAGCAGGCTTTAGATAGATCTATTGTACAGAATGCTAGTCTAGGAGGATAAGACAAATATTAAAAAACTAACGTTATATATAATATGGAAACAAGAGAGATAATAGAGTTAATCATAGATGAGAGCCAAGAGCTTAGCGGAGTAGATGCTATTAGTATAGTAGAGAGCCCGGCTATAGAGGAAAACTTTATAGCATTATCTAAGCAAAAAGAGTATAAGTTTGAGAGTATAGATGAGGATAAGCGTATCTTAGTTGGTCCGTTATTAATACCTAATAAACAAATCTATAGAAAGGATGGGGATAGAGAGTATTATGTATATTTCTCTAAAGAGACTATTCGTAAAGCTATGGAGTTATACGCTCAGAGAGGATATCAAAACAATGCTACATTTGAACATAGAGAGGATATTAACGGATTAACCTTAGTGGAGAGTTGGATTATCGAAAGTAAAGAGCACGATAAAACTAATCTTTATGGTATGGATCTCCCTGAGGGAACTTGGGTAGGTACTATTAAAGTTAATAATCCGGTTATATGGGAGGAATTTGTTAAGACAGGTACGGTAAAAGGATTCAGTATAGAGGGATATTTTGCTGATAAGAAACATAATGATGAGGATACTGAGTTATCTATTGAGATAGAGGCGGGATTAAAGCTATTGGGTATTAAAGCTGAATTATTAAAAGCTATAGTTTATGGCAAATAATAAAAATTATATCCCTAGTTGGTCTAGTCCTAAAGGAGGTAAAAGAGGATGTCTATGTATCGATAAGGATATCTATGATGTTAAGTGCTGTAATGGAGATTTAAGAGAACAGGGTATTGGTCCTATTCAGAGACAGGCAGATTATCTATTAACTGAGAATAAAGAAACGATATTAACTGAAAATTATAATGATATAACACTATGAGTAAAAGAATAAGCGAGCTACCATTAGCTAGTAGTATTACAGGGACAGAGGTATTACCTATAGTACAAGGAGGAGTAACTAAAAAAATAGCTATTAATACTATATCCGGTGCTAACTTTGGATGGGGTAGATATGATGATACACAATATACAGCGGGTAGTCCTTATACGTTTACTTCTGCTCCCTTTACAATACCTAATAATGCAGGTAATATAATTGATAATACAGACTTTACTTTCTATTCTAGTAATGAATTAAGAGCAGAGAATATAGATGATGTATATATTATTACTATTGCCTTTAAAGCTCAGATTAGTAATGGTAATGGATATATGGATTTATATTTAGAGAGTGGTAATGGTACTCCTTATGATAGAGTTAGAGATACGATTACTTTCCCTAAGGGTGCTAATCAAGATCATACGTTTGCTAAGACCTTTCAATTTTATGCTGATGAGTTTGTAGTTGCTAATGGATTATCGGTTAAAATGGATGCATCTCACAATGGACACATTCACGATGTTATCTATTTTATTCAGCGTACACTAAAGTATTAAAAATGCAAAATTTAAGTTATTAACGTTATATTGATAAATTAATTATTTTATGAAGCCAAGTGAATTATTAAAAAACATTCAGACTCTATTAAGTGCTAAGATTGAATTAGCTCAGGAGAAATTGATGGATGGTATGATCCTAGAGGCTGAGAGCTTTGAGCCAGGTATGCCTGTTTACATTGTAACAGAAAACGGACCGGAGCCTTTAGAAAAAGGAGAGTACAAGCTAGAAAACGGTAAAACGTTAGTAGTAGCTGAGGATGGTATTATCGACCTTATCGCTGAGGTAGAGGTAGAAAAAGAAATTGAGATCGAGGCAGCTGCTGTAGAAGTAGTAGAGGAAGAGCCTGTAGTAGAAGAGGTTAAAGAGGAAGTAATGGAAGAGGCACCATTAAGTCAACAGGAGATTATCGATGCTGTTATTAGCGTTGTAGCTCCAATGTTAGAGGAGATGAGAGCTCAGTTAGAGGATGTTAAAATGAAAATTGAGACAGCTAAAGAAACTAAAATGAGCAAAGTAGTTCATACTCCAGAAGTTAAACAAACTGCTACTAAATTATCAAACAACAAAAAGAATAACGTATTAGAAACTATTTTTGAAAAATTAAATTAATTAAACAATGAGCAACTTAACAAGACAAAACTTTTCAGAGCCTGCAATTACTTCAACTTATGCAGGTGAATTCGCAGGTAAATATATCGCTGCGGGTGTATTATCAGCTCCTACTTTAAAAGAGGAGGGTATTACAATTATGCCGAATGTAAAATTCAAATCAGTATTAAAAAAATTAGCTAATGTAATTACTATTGCAGATGCTACTTGTGATTATACCGATACTGCTGATGTAACGTTAACAGAGAAAGTATTAGAAGTAACTGAGAAACAAGTTAACCTTACTTTATGTAAAACTCCTTTCGAGGAAGATTGGCAAGCTGTTTCTATGGGCTACTCTTCATTTGATACATTACCTCAAACTTTTACTGATTTCTTTATTGCTAATATGTTAGAGCAAGTATCTTATGCTACTGAAACTACTGTATGGAATAGCTTAATCTCTCAAGCGATTGCTGATGGTGCTGATGATTCATTGAATCCTGGTGCTTTAACTGCTGCTAATATCATTGATACTTTAGGAGATGCTTTAGATTTATTGCCATCTAACGTATATGGTAAAGAGGACTTAACTTTCTATATGGGATTTGATGCTTATAAGGCTTATGTAAGAGCTTTAGGTGGATTTGCTGCTAATGGAGTAGGTGCTAATGGTGTTGATGGTAAAGGTACAATGTGGTACAATGGAATTCAGAGCTTAACTTTTGATGGTGTTAAAATCTTCGTTTCTGGAGAGTTGACTAGCAAAGTAGTTTTAGCTAGAAAATCTAACTTGTATTTCGGTATCGGACTTTTAGATAACTTAAACGAGGTTAGAGTATTAGATATGGCTCCGCTTGATGGATCTAAAAATGTGAGATTTGTAATGAGATGGTCTCAAGGTACGCAAGTAGGTTTCGGTAACGAGATTGTATTAGTTAACTGCGACTAATTATATAGGGGAGGGTAACTCCTCCCTTTTTTTTTAACTTTAATACATAAAAATATATGCTTTGTGGAATTTCAACCGGGAGGTTATTAGCGTGTAAAGACAACGTTGGCGGAATTAGAAATATCTATTTTGCTGACTATGGTACGCTAGGAGCCCTTACAATTTCTGGAGGAGAGTTAACTGCTATTGCAGGTACTCCTGAGATCTTTAAATATGAAGTTAGAGGAGCTAATAATTTAGAGGTAACCGTTACTCAGTCTGCTGATAATGGTACTACTTATTATGAGCAAGCCCTTAACGTTACATTAAATAAATTAGATGCTGATACTACTGAGGCTTTAAATAATATTATTATCGGTAGACCTCACGTTTTCGTAGAGGATAACAACGGAAAATTTTACTCGGTAGGTGTTACTAGAGGATGTGATACTACAGGCGGAACTTTCGCTACAGGAGCAGCTTTTGGAGACCTCTCAGGTTACACTCTAGCTTTAACAGCGTCTGAGCCATTTTTCCCATACCAGGTAACTAGTACTATTATTAGTGCTAATTTAGAAAATGTTAATATTGATCCTGCATAATAAGGATTAAATAATATAAGAGAGAGGGTAGCTTAATTGCTATCCTTTTTTTTTGTGCAAAAAATAAAATAATAACGTTATATGTATATGATAGTATTGAATGAAACAATAGAGGAGCAGACTTTTATATGCATACCTAGAGCTTATGAGACTAATGTCTTATTAGTTTTAGAGAATGAGACTACTAATGGTAAGACTAATATTATTCCTGGAGTAGATATAGTAGATGATAATTATTATATCAGTGCTGTATTTGATTTAAAAGAAGATAATTTTTATAATATTACTATCTCTTATGGGGATGATGTTATATTTAAGGATAAGGTATTCTGTACTAATCAGGTGGTCTATGATATAAACAAAAATGTTTACACTAGTGATACTAGTTATAACAATGAATATATAACAATTTAATATGAGTAAAACTAGCTTAAGATTCGTGCAAATGTCTACTTATACCTCGCCTGTTATTACAGAGGTTAGAGGTACTGAATGGGTAGGATATGGAGAGGATAATAATTATTATCAGCATTTGATCGATAGATATAATGGATCAGCTACAAACAATGCCTGTATAAATGGTATTAGTCAAATGATCTATGGCAGAGGTCTAGATGCGATTAATCCTACTGCTGATGAGTATGCACAATTTAGAATGTTAATTGATGATGAGTGTATCCAAAAGGTAGCTAGTGATTTAAAATTATTAGGTAATGCTGCTATCCAGGTTATTTATAATATAGATCATAGTAAGATTGTAGAGATAGAGCATTTTCCTGCTGAGACTTTAAGATCCGGTAAGGCTAATGATGATGGTATTATAGAGTATTATTATTATTTTCCTGATTGGTCCAAGTTTAAAAAGTCGGATAAGCCTACTCCTATAGCTGCTTTTGGTACTAGTAACTCGGGGAGTGAGATATTATTTATTAAGCCTTATAAAGCTGGGTTTTATTACTATGCACCACCGGATTATCAGGGAGGGTTACAATACGCTGAATTGGAGGAAGAGATATCTAACTATCATTTGAATAATATATTGAATGGTTTGGCTCCTAGTATGCTTATTAACTTCAATAATGGTATACCGGATGAGGATATGCAGGCTCAGATCGAGCAGGATGTACAGAGAAAGTATGGAGGCACTAGTAATGCGGGTAGATTCATTTTAGCTTTTAATGATAAGCCTGAGGAGAGAGCTACTATTGATGCAGTTCAATTATCAGATGCTCATAATCAATATCAATTTTTATCTACTGAGAGTACTACTAAAATTATGTTAGCTCACAGGGTAGTTAGTCCTATGTTATTAGGAATTAAAGATCAAACAGGGTTAGGTAATAATGCAGATGAGTTAAAGACTGCTAGTATCCTTATGGATAACGTAGTTATTAGACCTTTCCAGGACCTTATTATTGAGGGGTTAAATAAGATATTAGCCTTTAATCAGGTTAGCCTTAATTTGTACTTTAAAACATTACAGCCTTTAGAGTTTACAGACTTAGAGAATGCAGTAACAGAGGAGCAAATTATCGAGGAGACAGGTATTAGTAATATTTCTGCTCCGGTGGCTGAGGTAACCAATGAGGATATAGTGAAAAAAGAGGCTAGTTATAATGGTGCTCAGATTGCAAGCTCGTTAGATATTATGCAAGCTGTTAAAGATGGAGTATTAACTACTGATCAGGCTATTACTTTCTTAATTCAAATGCTACAATTCGAGCCAGAAGTAGCTAAGGCTTTATTTAGAGGTAATGCTGCTCAAGAAATAACAATGAGTAAGGCTAAAAAAAAAAGCTGTAACCATATAAGCTGCTCTTCTGATAATGAGGTAGCTGAGAAGTTAATAGCGTTAGGAGAGGAGCCTAGTGAGAAGTGGATTTTAGTAGATGAGTTCGATGTGGATTATGATAATGATGATCTAGAGAATGAAATGTTAACTAAGAAAATGGAGTTTGTTAAGGATGTGAAAACAGGTACAGCTAGACCTAATTCTAAAAGTATTCAGGATGAGGTTATTGATGGAGCTAGATTTATAACTAGATACAAATATGCCGGAGAGATATCTAGCAATAGTAGAGAGTTTTGTTCTAAGATGATAGGAGCAAATAAGATCTACAGAAAAGAGGATATCTTACAAATGAATGATCAAATAGTAAATGAGACTAGAATTAAAAAAGATGGTAATATCGGTGGACTAGGTCCTAATGGATCTCCTTTTGTGGATGTCTGGTTATATAAAGGCGGTGCTGCCTGCCATCATAGGTGGAATAAGCAAGTATATGTTAGCTTTGAGGGAGTTAATATTGATGTTAATAGTCCTAATGCTCAGAGGATAGCAGGATTAAAAGCTGAGCAGTATGGATATGTAGTAAAGAATGAGTCTTTAGTTTCACAGAGACCTATTGATATGCCTAATAAAGCATTTTTAAATTAAAAATATATGATACTATTTGTAACCCCTGAGGATATAAAAAGAAATACCATAATCAATGGTAATATGGATAATAATGAATTTTTACAATTCGTTAAGATTGCACAGCAGATCCATATACAGAACTATTTAGGCACGAAATTATATGATAAAATAACAGAGGATATCGAGAATGATGATCTACCTGCTGACTATCAATTCTTATTAAATGAATATATACAACCTATGCTTATTAACTTTGCTATGGTGGATTATGTACCATTTGCCGGAGTAACTATTAAGAATGGAGGTATATTTAAGCATCGTACTGATACGGGAGATATCCCTAGTAAAGAGGAGATAGATTTCTTAACTCAGAAATATAGAAACTTTGCAGAGTTTTATAGTCGTAGATTTATAGATTATATGGGGATATATGCTAGTCAGAAATACCCTGAGTATTTTACTAATGCTAATGCAGATATGTTTCCGGATACTAAAGCTAATTTTGTGGGATGGGTACTATAAGTAAGTATAAGGTTAAAAAGGAGAACATAGTAAAGCTCCAGAAGTATTTAGAATTAAAAAAATCAAAAGATGGCAAACACGATAGACTGGGGACAAGCGGTAAATAATAACTCGATAGGATTCGGACAGGGTGCTATTAATAACTCTATAGGGTGGGGATCTATTTATGGTAGAAGTTACTCGGGAGAGACTGAAATATTAGGAAACGAAATAGAGGCAGTAATAGATTTCATAGCAAGGGTTACTGCTGAT